GGTAAAAATGTACAGGACATATATAAAATATTTGAAGAAGTGGCAAAGTCAAACAAAGAATTTGCAAAAGACTTTTATAAATATAGAAATATGGATTTTATACCATATAGTAAAGATTATGGATTGCAAAGCCAAGTAAATAGTATAGCAACATTAACCGCAAATACTTATCTAAACATAGCAAATACAAGTGCAATAGGACTTATACAAGGTGGAGAATTTAAGCAATTAAAAACTGCATATCAAAATGTTATAGATAAAGCAATATTAAGTATTGTACAAGGAAAAGAAGATTATTATTCTTTAATGCGTAATACACTAAAAGAATTAGGTGGTAATGGCTTAGTACAATACGAAAATGGATATACAAGAAGATTAGATAGTGCAGTTCGTATGAATATATTAGATGGAATGAGACAATTAAATAATGAAACATCAAAAAGGTTTGGCAAGGAATATGGTGCAGATGGCGTAGAAATTTCTGTTCATGCGTACCCTGCACCTGACCACGCTGATATACAAGGAAGGCAGTTTAGTGATATAGAATTTGAAAAATTAGAAATTGGAGATATTGCTAAAGATTATAAAGGTAATATATATGATGGGGCAGATAAGAGGCGAATAAGTGAATATAATTGTTATCACAAAATATTTCCAGTTGTATTAGGAGTAAGTGAGCCAGAATATACAGATAAGGAATTAAGAGCAATACAGGAAGAAAATGAATTAGGATTTGAATATAATGGGAAACATTATACAATGTATGAAGGAACACAATTGCAAAGAAGATTAGAATTAGAAGCAAGAAAACAAAAAGATACACAAATATTAGCAAGAGCAAGTGGAGATATAGAATTAGCACAGCAAAGTCAAAAAAAGATAAATCAAATAAATTTTAGATATAATGAATTATGCAAAGCAAGTGGATTAATGCCAAAAAAACAAAGAATGAGTGTAAGTGGATATAGAAAAATAGGAGTGTCAAAAGAAAAAAATATTAAAGATAAAGATTTTAATACTTTATTAAATAGTTTAAGAAATAAACAAGTAGAAATAGAAGATGATATAATTAATTTTAAAGATACAGAATTAAGAGATGACCAATTAAGACAATTGGATTATTTGACAGATAAATATAATCATAATGCAAAATATAATAAAATTAATCCAGATAGTACTAGAAAATTAAAATTAAGAAGTATGGATTTAGGAGAATATACGTATGGAAAATCGACTAATTTATCACACGAAATTATTTTAAATGATAAATTTTTTAAGAATAAAAGTAAAGCAAAAGTAATTAAAGAAGAAAAAATAAATAGTGATGCTAATTGGCATTATCCTGTACCAGAAGATAAGATGTCAATATATACAATTACACACGAATATGGACACACATTAGAATATGAATATTTTAAAGAAATGAAATATAAAGCTACAAATTATATAAGTTATAAAGAATTAGATCTGAATTTAAGAAAAAATATTGGAGTAAATATGCAATTTCAAAAAGAAATAATGAGTGGTTTGCAGAAACTTTTACAAAATATATGTTAAGTAATAAACAAGATGTATGGACTGAAGCCTTTGGAGAATGGTTGGAGGGATACTTTAATGAATGATATAACAATTCCATATTTTATGACAAATGAAGAATGGTATTATTATGATGAAAAAGAAGAAATATATAAATTAACAGATAAAGCAAACAAACAGGCAAAAGAAAGTTATTTTTTGTATTATAATGCTAATAACGATGAAATTTAGTAAAATAGCTTAAAATTAACTTATGAGAATTAGTTTTAAGCGGTTTTTAAAATTAGTTAATATACTTTTATTATCAAAAAAAGGAGGAAATATGATACCTAAAATAATTCATTATGTATGGTTAGGAAAAGGTGAAAAGAACGAAAGAATAAAACAATGTATTGACAGTTGGAAAAAATATTTACCAGATTATGAAATTAAAGAATGGAATGAAGATAATTTTAATATAAACTATAATGAGTTTACTAAAAAAAGTTATGAAAGTAAAAAATATGCTTTTACATCCGACGTTGCAAGATTATGGGCATTATATAATTATGGTGGAATATATATGGACACAGATGTAGAGGTATATAAACCATTAGATGAATTTTTAAATGAAAAAGGATTTACAGGTTTTGAAGCTATTAATTATCCAGTATGTGCAACAATGGGAGCAGAAAAAGGAAATCCAATTATTAAAATGTTTTTAGATTATTATGATTGTGTCGATTTTGTAGAATATGAAAATTGGAATGATTATATAAATTATCAAAAAACAAATACTTGTATAATGAGCAATTTATTAGGTATTTTAGGAATAGATAGATGTAAAGATGTAAAACAAAGTATAAAATATTTTACAATATATCCACGAAGTTACTTTTTAACAAAAGATGAAGGTTGGACTTATCATAGTTTTAATGGGAGTTGGTAAAAATGAATAATACAATAGAACATAGTAATATATTTTATATAAGAGATTTTAGTGAGCTTGGTGGAGTAGAAACTTTTATATGGGAAATGGTAAAAAAATACAAAGATTTAGACATAGCTGTTGTATATAAGAATGCAAATCCAAAACAAGTTGAAAGAGTAAGAAAATATTGTAAAACTTATCAACATATTAAACAATTAATTAAATGTAAAGTTGCAATAATAAACTATGATGTATCAATAATAGATTATATAGATGAAAAAGCTAAAATATATCAAGTTGTCCACGGAGATTATGAAAATCCTGCATATACTTGGAAACCTCCAACGCATCCAAGAATTAAAGAATATATATGTATAACAAAATATATATGTGAAAGTTTTAAAAGAATAACAGGTAATAACAATATAAGATTAAGTTATAACCCATTAACAATAGAAGAACCGAAAAAGAAAATAGTATTAATAAGTGCAACACGATTAAGTAAAATTAAAGGCAAAGACAGAATGGTTAAATTAGCAAGAGCATTAGATAATAACGGAATAAATTATATATGGTATGTCTTTACAAATGATAGAGATACAATACAAAGTAGTAATGTAATATATATGAAACCAAGATTAGATACAAGTTATTGGTTAGAACAAGCAGATTACTTAGTACAATTATCAGATACAGAAGGTTGCAGTTATTCAATAAATGAAGCATTATATAGAAACATACCAGTAATAGTAACACCATTACCATATTTAGAAGAAATAGGTGTAAAAGATGGGGTAAATAGTTATATAATGAATTTTGATTGTAGTAATATAGATGACATAGTAGAGAACATACAGAACAAACCAAGTTTTCAATTTAAAAAGCTAGAAGATAGTTATAAAGATATTCTAGCAAAAAGTAAATCATATTATAAGGAGGAAAAAGATATGAAAGCAAAAGTAAGAGCATTAAAAAAATTTGAAAAAATTAAGGACGCTGAAAGAAATGTTTATCCTAAAGAAGGAGAGGAATGGGTAACTTCATTTGAAAGAGCAGAACTTTTAGCAAGTCATAATGTTGTTGAGATAGTAGAAAAAGTAAAAAAAGAAACAAAAAAAGAACCTAAAAAAAGAAAAACAACAACAACTAAAAAAACTACCAAAAAAACTATTGCAAAAAAATAAAAAATATGCTAATATATGGATGAAAAATTAAAAGGCTTTTACAGTTTTTGCACAAAACTGTATATATAAATATTAAATCTATGGTGGAGTTTACCACTTGAAAAAATCTAGGAGGAAATATTATGAATGATTTTTTAGAAAATTTAGAAATTGGAGAAAATAAAGTTAAATTGTCAAAGGAAGAAATAAAAGCCATTATGAAAGAACACGGAAAATCAATAACTAACGAAACAAAAAAAATAGAAGATAAATATATTAAAGATATTGATGAGTACAAAAATACAATTAACGAGCTTAAAGAACAAATAAATAAAGCTCCAAAGACTGAAGAAATAGAAAATCTAAACAAAAAAATAGCTGACTATGAGCAAAAAGAAGCTGATAGAATAGCAAAAGAAAAAGCAGAAAAGGAGGAACAAATATTAACAAACAACATTTTAAATGTATTTGGTGATAAAAAGTTTACAAGTGAGTATGCGAAAAATGGATTGTTAAATGATATAAAACTTGAATTAAAAAAAGAAGAAAATAAAGGGTTAGGAGTACAGGAAATATTTGACAACTTAACAAAAGATAGAACAGATATTTTTGAAAATCCTAATCAAATAAAAGACCAAGAAGGAATGGGAGACGTTGATAATGACGTATCAAAAGAGGCATTTGACAAAATGTCATACAATCAAAGAATAGAGTTTAAACGTAGCAATCCTGAATTATTTGAAAAATATAATAAATAATAGGAGGAATTTAATATGGAGGAAGATAATAACTTAACTATGTTAGAAAATTTAATTGACCCAGAAGTTATGGCTCCAATGATAAGTGCAAAATTACAAACAGCAATTGTTGCAACACCTTTTGCAAAAATTGATACAACTTTACAAGGAAGACCAGGAAGTACAATTACTGTACCAAAATATGAATATATAGGAGATGCTGAAGATTTAGCTGAAGGTGTAAAAGCTAATGTTGCTCAATTAACAACTGACACAGCTGAATATACAATTAAAAAAGCTGTTAAACAAGTACAATTAACAGATGAAGCCGTACTAAGTGGATATGGAAACCCAGTTGGAGAAACAAATAATCAATTAGGATTATCATTAGCTTCTAAAGTTGACCAAGATGTAATGGACGAATTATTAAGTGCTCAAGTTGTAGCTGATGGACACGCTGACGAAGCAATTTCTTATGATGGTGTAGTTGATGCAATAGATTACTTTAATGAAGAAGAAAATGTAGAAAAAGTAATGTTTATAAATCCACATCAAGTAAGCGAATTAAGAAAAGATGATGATTTTAAATCTAAAGAAACATATAACAATGAAGTTGTTATGAGAGGCGAAATTGGAATGATTGCAAATGCGAGAATAGTTCCATCAAGAAAAATAGTAGCTGAAGATGGAGTTTACAATTGCCCAATAGTACAATTAAGACCAGAAAGTCAGACAGGAGATGAAACTGCGGCAATTACAATTTTCTTAAAAAGAAATGTAAATCTTGAAACACAAAGAGATTTAACAAATTATACAACCCTTATAGGAGCAGATGAACATTATGTTGCAGCACTAACTGATGAAAGTAAAGTAGTCGTAGCACAATTTTTAGCAGGAGAAGTTCCAAGTTTATAAAATAGGAGGTGTCTAGAATGGAGTTTGAAAATCAATACTTGACCTATGATGAGTATGTAGAGTTAGGTGGTACTCTTGATGAGGCACCTTTCAATATATTAGAATTAGAAGCACAAAAAAATATTGATAAATATACATTAGGAAGGCTTATGAATTTTAAAGAACAGATAGATGAAGTAAAAGTATGTATATATAGATTAGTAAATTTATTAAATACATATAATTGTAATGAAAATCAAAGTAAATCTATTTCTAGTGAAAATACAGATGGATATAGTATAAGTTATAATGGAATAAATGAAAATATAACTGTTGCAAAGACCAATGAAATAAAAGATATTATAAGAACATATTTAGCAGAATGTAAATTAGAAAATGGAACACCATATTTATATTTGGGGGTGTAATATGATAGTAAATAAAGCAATAACATATTATCATAAAGGATTAGATGAAAATAAGTTAGAAATATGGAAAAAATATGTGTTTTTAAATGTTTGGGTATTTGCTGGAAAAGGTAGTTATATAAATAAAGGTTATGAAAATGCAAATGATATGGATATAAGAATACCGATGCATTATGTAAAAGATAAAAGTATATTTACTTTAGATGACATAGTAGCAATTGGTATTCAACCGGATATAAATAAGCAAAGTGATTTAAAAGATAAAGAATTTTATAATGTAACTAGTGTAAATATTAATGATTTTGGAAATAATCCGCATATTCATTTAGGAGGCAGATAATATGATATTAAAGCCAATAAGTGAATTACACGCTAATTTAGGTATAGAACCAAACGGAAGGGTTCAAAAGTTCTTTACAGATACTTGTGCAAGAAAAATAGATAAATATATTCCAATGGATACAGGAGCTTTAAGAACTAATATTAATAAAACTACTGATAGTATAACTTATGAAAGTCCTTATGCACACGCCCAATATGTAGGTTTTACTAAAGGTGAAGTAATAAATTATACTACACCACGGAACAGGACCATATTGGGATAAAAGAATGTGGAGTGCAGAAGGAAATGAAATTATAAAAGAAGTACAGAGGTATGTAAATGGAAATAGATAATTTAAGAATAAAAAAATTAAGAGATTACTTAATGAATATAATAAGTTCTTTAAATGAACAATATAATCAGGTAAATGTAAATTTTTTGTCAAATGAGCCAGACAATTATTCACTTGATAAAATACCAACAGGAAGTATTGTTGAAAAGTGGATAATAGGTAACTATTTATATAAAGATGTATATAGTTTTAGAAGCAGAATGAATTATAGTGCTGATGTAATTAATAATATAGAAAACATAGGTTTTTATGAAACATTTGAAAAAATAATATTTAACAATAATCAAAATAATATTTTACCAGATATAGATGGAATAGAAAGTATTAAATGTTTAAATTGTGGAACAATGAAAGATGCTAATACAAACACAGCAGAATTTGATATACAAATTCAGATAGAATATAGAGATATAGAAAAGAAACAAATATCTATATAAAAGAAGGGAGGAAAAAATATGTCATTAGCGGTAATACCAAATGATATTGAAAAAATTAAAAGAAGTCAATTTTTAACATTCGTTGATACAACGCCTACAACAACTTCAACTTGGGTGGTTTTAGGTATTGGAGTAGATGAATATGCAACATCATATAATCCACAAGTAGATACTGAAAAATGGATTATAGAAGATAATGCAAGAAATGACCATACTTCTAATCAAAAACAAGGAAGTGTAACACAAAAATGTTATAAGAATGACCCAGAGTTTGAATTTATTGCGGCAGGACGTGACCAATTAAATTACAAAACACATATTTTGGATGTAGATACTTGGAGCGGAGATGTAGGAAGTTACCCTGCAAAATTAAGCGATGCAATAATAGCAATAACAAGTTATTCTGGAGAAGAAATAGAATATGATATTTATTATGATGGTGATGCTGTTGAAGGAACTGTTGGAATAACAGATGGCACCCCAACATTTACACCAAGTGCAAGTATATAATATTAAAACCTACTTGAGGTTGGAGGAGTGAGCCTCTAACCTCTTTTTAAAAATAAAAAAGAAGGAGGAATTAAGTTATGGAAGCAGAGGTTAAAAACAAAAGCGATAACTATATTCAATTAAAAAAAGATGAAGATATTTTAAGATTAGGTATAAGAGATGAAGATGGAAATGATACAGGTAATTTCCTAGAATTTGATTTACAGGACATAGAATTGCCTTTAAGATTACAAACTTTATTAGAAGAAGACAAAAAAAATAGGGCAAATTTAAGAAATCAATATGTTGTTATTGATAAAAAGCAAGACCATAAAGGAAAAAAATTATATTCGTCAAATGAAGAAGCAAAAATAAAGGCTTTAAATGAATTTTATAAAAAGGAAGTTG